ATCCTGCCCCGTTGCCCGTCGAACTCCGTAAGCGTGTTCCTGCCGCTGAATGGATGGATCATCCTGAACTGTGGGACAAATTAAAGTTTGTGGAAGAAACTAGCGAGTATTTGTTTAAGGTTTACGGCATCGGCTCAGACCAAGACAAACACGCGCTTTCGATGCTTGCCGATTACATCGACACATATGTTAAATGCAATCGCGGGATAGAGAAAAGCGGCATCATCACCACGTTTAACAATGGTGCAACTCCTGGCGCCAACCCTTATATTCCAGTTCGCAATAAAGCCATGGGTGTCATTTTGCAATTGATGGGTGAGCTTGGTTTAACGCCTCGCGCTCGTCTTTCTGCAAACAAGGTGGAAAACTCTAGCCCGATTGCGCGAATGCTTAAAGGGCCAATGGGGTGATTTGGGAACAGGGAGTTAAGTACGCAATTGATGTTAGCAAGGGCGAGATAGACGTTTGCCGCGATGTGCGCCTAGCTTGCCAGCGATTTATTAATCAATACGAGAACCAAGAATGGGCGTTTGTATTTGACGAACGATTCCCGCAGCACGTACTAGATTTCTGCGTCACGCTCCGACATACCAAAGGCCCGCTGGCTGGAAAACTAATTGCGCTTGAGCCGTTCCAGATTTTTTTAATCTGCGGCATATACGGTTTTCGCAATAAGATTGACCGGACAAAGCGCATGGTGTCGGATGTAATCTTGTACATTCCGCGCAAAGCTGGTAAGTCCACTTTGACCGCCGTGATCGGGCTTTATGAATTGCGCTTTGGCGAGGCAGGCAGCGAGGTTTTTACCTTAGCTACAAACCGCGAACAGGCCACCATCGTATTCGACGCGGCTAAAGGGCTGGTCGAAGGGATGCTGCCGGAACTATCGGCCGAGTTTCATTTATCCAAATTTGAGATAAAAAAACTGGGTGATTCCCAGTCAATGTTTAAAGCATTAAGCCGCGACACCAAAAAGACCGGCGACGGTAAAAATCCTAGTTGTGTAATCATCGACGAAGCCGCGCAGATTGTAGACCGCAACGCTATCGAGGTGCTGCACTCCGGCATGGTGGCAAGGCAGAACCCGCTACGGATTTATATAACCACGGCTTCATTTACCAAAGAAACAAAGTTCTACGAGGACATGGCGATGTTCCAGGCCATTCTTCATGGCGAGGCGGCAGACAATCCTAAATGGTTTGGCTTGCTTTACGGACTAGACCCTCAAGACGATTGGCGGGATCCGATTTCTTGGCTTAAAGCTAATCCGATGCATGGCATTTCTGTATTTGACGAAGCGATTAAACAACGCGCCGAGGAAGCCAAGCACAAACCAGCAAGCCTTAACGAATTCCTTTGTAAGACTCTTAATATATTCGTTTCCGCAAATGCCGCGTGGATTGATCGATCGTTGTGGGAAGATAAGGTTTGTTTAATTAAAGAAATCCGAGAACCTGATGCGGTATTTATAGGTTTTGACTTAGCTGCTACCCGCGATTTAAATGCCGTATGCACTCTTAAACGATTTGCTGCTGACGATTACGAAGCCGAATTTAAATTTTTTCTGCCGGAAGCGGGCTTTAATTTTGTCCCGAAACACTATCAAGATATATTCCGAGCCGCGATTAAATCCAATATCTTAAAGCTAACTGAAGGCAATGTGATGGACGACCGCGAGGTCAGCGAATATATTAAACAGCAAGTAAATCGTTATCAGATGACTAAGGAAATTGGCTACGACGCTTACAATGCCGCCTCGCTGGTGGCCCGACTGCACGACGAAGGAATGCCTATTAAGAAGGTCGGGCAAGGCATGGCGGTATTAAACAATCCTTCTAAGCAGGTTGAAAAGCTAATCCTTAATAAAAGCATCAAGCACGATGGCAATCCGTTTCTCGCATGGCAATTAGGCAATTGCGAAGTGTTCACGGATGTAAACGGTAATATTAAAGTTCGCAAAAACTCGGCAGATACCGCCGCAAAGGTTGATGGTATTATCGCCATGATTATTGCTTTCCATTGTGCTTTGGACAATCCTATGGTAAATAACAGCTTCGGTTTCAGAAGTTTTTAGTATAAAAACGAGAGAAAATATGGCTATTTTGGACATATTCAAGCGGAAAAAAACGGCTAGGAACGAAGCAAATACCGTTCTAGGCCAGATGCAATTGGGCAACCAAGTGCTGTTCGCTACGTCGCAGAAAGGTCCGGTATCCTCGCAACTGCTGTATGTCACTACAGGAAGTTCTACTGTCGCAGGACGAACAGTAGATATATCACTTCTTACCCGCAATTCGACAATAATGGGTTGCGTGGGCGTTAAGGCTAGAGCATTAGCCCAACTTTCCGTAAGCGTCATGTACAAAACGGATGACGGTACATTTGTCGATGCGCTTAAATCACCTGACGTAAGCAACAGAGACAAAGCCAAAGCCAAGCAGGTAGCCAATCTATTAAGCGAGCCTAACAATTTCCAGAGCATGTACGAGTTCTGGTATCAATGGTGCATGTGGCAAGATATTGCTGGTGAGTCGTTTACGCTGTGGTGGAGGAAAGACCAAAAAGACGCCAGCACTACACCGTTGGAAATGTATAACCTCGATTCGACTTTGATAACGGTTATTCTGACTCCTACCCGCTATCCGTCATACAGGCTCTCTACTCCAAGCTACGGATTCTCTAAAGACCAGCCGTTAGCCTCGCATCAGGTAATGCACGTTAAAGAAGCCGCGTGGCAAGGTTCCAGCGGATTTAACAAAGGTATTCTGGCTACGGAATTAGTCGCGCTCGATCAAGACATAGACCTGTACGCCAATTTTGTAATGCAAAATGGCGCCAAACCGTCAGGTATATTTACAACCGACATGGTTATTCCTGACGCGAAATATAAAGAAGTCGCGGCGCGGCTGAAGGAAGCCTGGAATGCGATGACCGGCAGTCGTGACGTTGACCAGAGTAAAGCGGGACAAGGTATGTTGCTCGACCAAGGCATGAAATACATGCCGATCAACATGCTAACTTTGCAAGACGCTGATTGTGCCAAACTTAAAGACCAAACCATGAAGCGGATTTGTGGGTTGTTTGGTGTGCCGCCACAAATGCTTTCATTCGGCGAAGGAAAGTTTAACAATTCGCAAACCATGCTTGACGAGTTTTATAAAACCACAATGTATCCGATGGTAATCAACATCGAGCAAAAGTTAAAACAGCATTTGTTAAAGGGCTACCCGAACCTGTGTATTAGATTTGATACTAAAGACTTCTTAAAGGGCGCAGCGCTTGACCAGATGAATTTTGTTGTGTCCGGCGTAAACGCGGGTATTATGTCTCCGAACGAAGCGCGAGAATACTTAAACATTGAAAAGAAAGATGGCGCAGACGATTTGAAACAAGATACTAAAGCAACTGATTTAATTTCCGGTACTTCGCCGCAAGACACAGGTGGTGGCGGCGGCAATCAAGTTAAGAAAATGAATATCGGCACTACATGACAATACAGCATAAGATATTAACGCTTGCTTCCCAAATAAAGAAAACAAGTGTTAAACTGCCAAAAAAATCTGGCAAGCCCCATAAAATAAAAGATAATAACCAATCTATTAAAAACGGGGTAGTGAATGAAGAATCTCATTTTGATTTGCGAAGCTCAACTAAAGCTGGCGGCAGATGAGGCAGCAATTGGCGCTATAGAAGCCAGAGCCACCACGTGGGGAATCCGTGAAGGCGCAGACGGGCGCAGATTTAACTATAAGCCCGAAGGCTTCGCGCAATGGGCAGATGAATTCGCCAAATCTGATAAGCCTTTGCCGATGTTCCTCAATCACAACGACGAAGGAATGCCCGTAGGTCAATGGGACGAATTTAACTTTGACAAAGAAGGCATGACCGCAAAAGGTCGTATTTTTATGAATACGATGAACGGTTCAGACCTTCATACAATCCTAAAAGAATCACCAAAGATGTTCGGTGGCGTTTCTGTTGGTGCTTATGCTGACGAAGCAATCTATACCGACGAAGATGGCGTACCGCTAGATCAAAATGCGGATTACGAAAAAGGATATTTCCAAATCACTAAAGGTGGTTTGCGAGAAGTATCCGTGGTGATGTATCCCAACAATCTACAAGCGGAAATTCAAAAGCTGGAATACTTTGATGATAAAGGCCAGCCGAATCCGCGAACAATTGAAAAATCCCTGCGTGATGCAGGGTGTTCAAAAAAAGATGCGGCCACCGCGTCTAGTCTGTTTAAAAAGTTGCTGCTTGAGCGTGATGCCCAACCGAAACCGATTGAACAAGCCCCACTTCAGAGTGACTCTGACGCGGTGGTAACCGAAGCAGAGATTCTCGCGGCTCTTGAGCAACGCGAACTTCTGTCAATTCTAAATAAACGCATTTAAGGAAAAATCATGGAAAAAATCCTCGAAAAGCTGGACGCAATCGAAGCTGGCAATACTGCCAAGATTACGGAATCGGTTGAAGCTATTAAAAATGAATTCACTGAAAAGCTGAATGCTCTGGAAGCCAAAATTGCCGAAGTGCAAGCACCGGCTATTATCAAAGCACCGGCTAAGACTCTGAGCCAAGAAATTAACCGCTCGGTCAAAGAACAACTCCGCGATTTCTACAAATCCAATGCTCGTTCGGAAAAAGAAATCAAGATGTTTGAATCCACCGACCAATATGATGCGTACCTGCAAGAAACTGGTTCGCAACTGGGTAATCCTGCCGGATACGGTTCGGGTTACAACGTCGGCGGTCGCACTGGTTATGATCCGGTGTTTGTGGCGCTGCGTCAGACGAATCCGCTGCGTGGCGTTTCGCGCACCGTGTCAACTGATGGCTCTGCTTACCAACTGCGTCAAAAGATCGGCAATGCTGGCGCGCAATGGGGCTATGCAATCCAGAACAACGGAGGCCCGACTACTCAGGACACGTTGATTTGGCAAATGATCCTGCGCGACTTGAACTGCCAATTCCCCGTCCGTACTGCCACGCTGGATGACATCGACGGTCTTGAGTCCAACATTGTGTCAGACATGCTTGCTGAGTTTAGCCAAGTCGAAGCGCAATCCATGATTCTTAACGATGACCAAACCGATTCGCCTAACACTTACGGCGGGACGAATGGCCTACGTGGATTGAACCAGTACGCATACACCAGCACCTACGCTGGCGGCACTGTGCATCCGGTTATCCTTGGCAGCAGCGGCGTTGCGACTACCAACGGCTTGTCGCAGATTGCCACCTACGATCAGGCTACGACAAACGGCACTTCCGCTATGACTAACAATGTAACGTATGCCGACGTTATCAATCTGATCTACAGCTTGCCGAATCAATACTGGACTGACTCAGCAGCGTTCTTGATTAACCCGATTGAACTGCAAGCAATCCGTGGGTTGGTTGATGATAACGGTCGCCCGATCTATGTGGATGGTCTGGCGCGGGCCGATGGCATCGTTGGTCAGTTGCTTGGCTTTGATGTGGTCGTTAATAAATACGTGGACACGCCGAATTATGCTGGTGTAGACAAACCGAATCTGTATCCGATTTTCTTCGGTGATTGGGCGCGTGGTCACGTTATCATTGACCGGCTAAATATGGTTATGCGGCGCTACGATCAAACAGCGCCGGGTTTCATTACGTTCTACGGTGAAAAACGTGTGGCATCGAGCATCCACGATGCAAATGCGGTAGTAGCTTATCGCTCGACGACCACCGCAAACGACTAAAGGACGGGGGGAGAAATCCCCCCTCTTTTTAACATTTATTGGAATTTAATATGAGCCTAATTCTGGAATCCATTAAAGCCGCGCTTAAGAATGGAAAAGCATCAGTAAATTTGAAAGAAGCTGCTTTGCTGATCGGATCGGGTTCTGGCATAGGCGGCAGAAATATTTACGATGATGCTTTTGCATCATTGCGTATGTTTAATCCTATTCGCGGAGCAGGTGCGCGGGTAGTAGATACAATCGGTTCAGACCAGACCTTTGTAGTTAAAACTGGTAATGCAACCAATATCCAAAACGGAGCGGTCGTTACTGGTGCAATTGCTGCGTCGGTGTTGACGGTTTCGGCTGTGACTAGCGGCACGTTGCGCGTTGGTCAAATTATATCCGGCACTGGTATTGCTGCTGGCACTTACATTAGTTCGCTAGGCACCGGCACTGGCGGCACAGGCACTTACAACGTGCTTGGCGATACGACTGCAACATCAACCACAATTACCGCCGTAGGTAATCCGTGGGGCTATTACCCGATCAACAGCAATAATGCTGCGTCTGGATATTCAACTTCCATTTGGCAGTTGCCTTTGCGAGCAATTCAAGCGTCTGTGCCAATTCGGACTGCAATGCTATCGGACGTTAATAATCTCGAAGAATCTATTGTGCGAGACATCGCGTTGGAATTTGCTCAACAAGAAGCTCTGTCGATGATGTTTAACAATGATCAAGCGGCATCTACTACCGGATATTACGGCGGCACGTTGGGTTTGCGTGGACTGAACAGCTATAGCACTTCATCTTCGGCTGCGGCATTTGGTTCAAGCGGAATAGCAATGACAAACGGCATTCATACCGTTTTAACTTTTACTTTGGCAAGCGCAAGCGCAGTTGTTGTTAATGATTTGGCCGATATTTATGAAGCGCTCCCGCCGCAATATTTGTTAGACCCGACATGCGCTTGGATGATGACTCCTGCAACGCTTTCAGTAATTAGAAAACTAGCGGCTAATGCCGGAATATTTCTTGACCAAGCTGGCGAAGATGGCAGCAATGCAACTGCGTATCTTATGGGCAAGCCGATAAGAATTAACCCATACATGGATGAACTCGCGGCGGGAAAGTTTGCAATTTATTTTGCAGCATGGGATCAGTTTGTGACGATTGCTGACAACGAAACAATGGATATTCAAATGTTTGATCAAACGCAACCGGGGTATGTAACCCTGTTTGCTGAAAAGCGCGTCTGCTCGACAATTCGAGATGTTTTTGCTGGTGTTCGTAGCTATCACGCATAGAGAAAATCATGCCGGTTGAAAACCAAACTTATTCGTCTAATCGGAACCCGTTTAATTATGTAAAAATTGAACAGGTAGATAGAGATTATGTGACCGCATGGCTAACGCTAGACGAAATTACTAACCAACTTAATCTGTTCGACGATGAAAGCCAAGACGCTTATTTAACAAGTTTAGAGGTTGCAACTCGATTTGCAATTGAAGATTATTTAGGTATGTCAGTATTCCCAACTCAATACAAAATTTACTACGGGAATCCTGGAATTACTAGTTCGGCAATTTATTTAGATTTGCCAGAAGTATCGCAAGGCACTACCGGAGCAACAATTGATTCTGTGGGTCTTTGGACTGGGTTGCCGCCAGAACTTACGTATTTAGATTCTGAAACGTATTGGTATGATTCGACAGGCAACAGGGTGATTCTGCAAAGTTTGCCGAATACAGTAAATCAATACAACGCAAATCCCTTAGAAGTGTTGTATACGGTTGATGAAAATCCAATCATGCAATACCCAGTTATTAAACAAGCTGGATTGTTGCTATTGACGCATTTATATAATAACCGTTCAAATACAACAGAAGTGTCGCTAAAAAGCATTCCTTTTGGCGTTGATGCTTTGTTGAGATTGTACAAGCCGCTAGTTATGTAATGGCTATCACAAGATTTGAAAATGTAGATATTAACAATGTAACCAACGGAGTAAATTCGGTTGGTGAATACACTACGACTATAACCGAGTGGTTTACATCAAGAGCATTGGTAGCTGATGTATCAAATAGTTTAAGAATATCTGAGCGTTATCGTGTGTATCAGGATTTGGTAAATTTAACATTTAACTACACGCCAAACATTAAAAGCATTGTAGATAACCAGAATTTGTATAGCATTACGTGGCGCGGATTTGATTGGCGAATAACGGATATAAGAGAGTCTAACGACAGGATGAAGGTTACATTGCTTTGTTATCGCAATGATCCTACGACCCCAGTATGACCATGCAGCTTAATCCTTATGTGTATGCTGAAGCTATACAAGCACAGTTGGCTAGTATTGTTGACGTTCCGGTGTATGCAAACTTCAACAGGAATTATGCTACTGAAAGCCAGTTTTTGACTTGGCAATTAAGGAATGTTCATCAACCTGTTTATACGGGACAAACGCAAAGCAATAAAGGTATAGATACACCGACGTTCCAAATTAGTGTGTTTTCTCAGTCAATGGGTAATGCTTTTAATTTAAGTAATGACATACTACAATCGTTGCATGGTTACTCTGGTGAATTTGGCGATCAGTTTTTCGTAGCAAAGGCAGATGTTTTTTGGCTCTATAATACTTACGATAACGAATTGGGATTAAACCAGATTATTCTGGATTGCACTCTCTACGTTCCAGCATAATATAAAATTTTATTAACTTTTTTGTGAGGTAATCAAAATGGCTCTTATTGATAAAGTTTTACCCGGTTATGTTGCGACGCTGTGGATGCAAGATGATGCAACGCCGACTCCGCTAACTGACACGCAGCTTGGGACTTGGACTGCTCAAGTCACCACCATTGTTGGCACATCTGCTGGCGGCACTGGCGCGTCTGGTATGCAGGTTCCTGTAGAAGCAATTCCAGCGTTTGGTAGCGATGATGCTGTCGCAGCATACGGCATTGCAGGACAGCGAACTGGGGCAAAAATTACCACGCAAAACCAGCCTACGTCGATGACTATTACCAGCGCTTGGAATTCTGCGGACGCGGCCATGCTGCAAATCCGCGAGGATGGTTATAGCGGCTCGGTAATTCGCACGTATGTAGTCGCGGTCTACGATGGAACAGATACAGTTGCTTACGCATTTAATGCTCGCGTGGGGGGATTGCAATGGGATATGTCACCGGCTGCTGAAGGCAAGTTTATGTTTACTTTGCATCCAGTAGGCGGTAGTTCTTATGGATGGTCAACAAACGCTTAAAAAAATACATGGACAATACAGGATCAAAAGATTTACTGGCGTACCTGATAACCCAATCCAGTTCCGGCGCTAAGAACTGGTTTGGGTTTCAACAACAAAAGATAATGGGCATCAATCTTTGCTACGAAATAGCAAAGAATCACGCAGCGGATATGTCACCAAATGAAGTGACAGAATACGTGCTGCGGTTAAATGATTCCATATACAAAAAACTTATAAAAGGTGAATCAAATGAGCAAGTTAGCGGGTAAGCTAGGCAAGCAATACGACAAAGTAAAAGATCAAGCAAAGATACGGACGCTCAATATTAAATTGGGCGATGCTGCATTTGATCTTAAAGTGCGTATCCCTTTAAAAAGGGAAATGGAAGAAATCTCGTTAAGGATAACGAGCCCATTAGAAGAAAAGATTGAAGCCATTTACCAAACTTTGTCTGCACCTATTTTGGCAGTTGTTAAAGATAGCGAAGAAGGTTTTTTAGAAGCATTGAATTCCGATAAGGAAACCATTGTTATAAAAGACAAAGATATAGAAGTGAATGGAACCTCGGTAAGACAAGTTGCAACATTCACAGCTATATGGGAAAGCAGAGTAGAAGAATATTTCCATTTATTGCAATCCGAAAATGGAGAAGTAATAACAGAATCATTTGAAGAAATATCGGCAGAATTCCCAGACATTGCGATTAAAGAAATATTGGAAGCGATAGAAGGCGCAATAAAGCCTGATTATAAATCCGCAAAAAAAAACTAAGACGTTCATTGCGGGCGCAGGTAGTAGCCGCGATGGTGTTTAACGGACATACACAAGAATATATAGATTCAATAGACGAAGAATTATTCGCGGAGATTCAAGTCATGTACGCTGACGGTATGCTCGGAAACAAAGGCATCTTTGATGCGTTGGTGCCAGTGACTACCGCAGTCTTTAACTATATGCGCCCACAAAATGCGGCTGCGTATAGGTCAGATCAAATCTTTCCGTGTATCAACGAATACGCAAACAATCCCGACTACGAACCAACGCCAAGCGAAATAGCAAGTAACAATTTGCTAGGTTATATTACGCAAGCCCCTGGATTTAAACGTGGGCGGTTTAATCATGGCTGAGTTTAACCCTCGAAACAAAGGCACCACAGGGGCAACAGGTTTCGACGATTTGTTTAAGCGAATGGATAAACTTGCCGAAGAAATAGGAAAAGGCAAAACAGAATCCATCTGGAAGAAAGCAATGGGTTTTGCTATTGCGCCGGTCTACGATCAAGCCAGAGCAAATGCTTCTGCGCACGTAGACACTGGGCAGATGCTAGATCATATCTATATGAAAGTGCATAGACCGCAAGCTAGAGACAAATCAAGCCTTTCCTATCGAGGCGAAATGTTTTTAGCGCGAGTCACATTAAATCCAAAACGCAACGATAGCCAAGCCAAAACAACATTGAGCAAAGGTGGTCGTTTTAGAACTGCATGGAAGAATGCGCCGGTTGGTTTGGCTTTAGAATTCGGGACAGCACATGTAGCGGCTCGGCCTTTTCTGCGGCCAGCATTGGATACAAATATTCAAAATGTTCAAGACCGGTTAGGTAGTTCGGTTTGGGCTGCTATTTCTAAAATAGCTGAGAAAAAAGGTTAATTATGGCAGTCATTGGTTCGCTATCCGTCAAACTCGGATTGGTCACAGTAGAGTGGGATCAAGCGACAGCGAAAGCTAAAGCGCAAGCTAAGGATTTGCAGGGCGCGTTTAAAAATTTAACGTCTGAACTTTCAGTTTTAAGCCAGCATTTTAAAACGCTTGGTGGAGTTACATCGGTTGGAGCAATTGGATTTACTGCTTTATTCGCTAGTACGGCAGCTTACGCTAATGAAGTAAAAGACCTAGCCGAAGGCTTTGATATAACCATATCGAAAGTCTTGCAATTCCGCGACGCGCTGCAAACATCCGGTGGCAAAGCTGAAAGCGCGGCAAAGATGCTTTCTTCGTTGTTTACAAAAATAGAAGAAGGAAAGAAAGGCGGCGAGCCGGTTATTGAGACATTCCGAAAACTTGGAATTAGCTTTGAAGAATTGCAAACAATAAAACCCGAAGATGCTTTGAACAAAGTATTCATTGGGCTGAAAAACATAGGATCGACCACCGAAAGAATAAAGTTATTGCGCGAGTTGATGGGTAAAGGTGGAGTCGGTCTTGGCGTTGCAGAATTAGCGGATAAAATAAATCAATCAACTGCTTCATTTAAAAAACACGAAGATGGGCTAAAAAGATTCGGCGATCTATCCGACAATTTAAAATCGTCAATGGATAATCTGAAGATTGCTTTTTCTGATTTGGTTAGTCCGTTTATTGGAGAAGGCAAAGCATCTGTAGAGAAATTCAAAGTAGCGTTGTTGGCTATTGCAAGCGTTGCAGTTGTAAACCAATTAACTAAAATTGTTGGATTGTTTATTGCGTTAAATAAAGCAATGGCAACTGGCGCAAAAATCGCCGGTACTATGGCCGCGCTTAGTGGAGCAAAAGGGATCGCATTAGTAGGCGGCGCTGTTGCGGCTTATGCGGTTTTGAATAAGATTTTAGAGGACCCGGAAGAAAAAATAGCACAATTAGAATTAGACAAAAAATCCGAGCAAGCAAAACTTGGTAGAGGCATTGACGCAACTGTTATTAGAAATATAGATAGGATTGAAAAAGAAATAGCATTGCTTCAAACAAAGATTCCAGATAGAGGAAACAATTTAACCCCGCCAGATACAACAAAAGAAGATGAAGAAGCAAAAGACGCATCTAAAGCACAAAGAGACTCTGACGCTGCACGAGCAAAGAATGCTGCGGCATTAGCTTTATTAAAAATAATGGATAGAGAGAATCAATTAAAAATAGAAGGTTTAACTACAGATAAATGGGCGTTGGAAATAAAAAAAGCGGATATAGAATTTGAAAAAGAAAAGGCAAAAATTCTTGCTGACTATGTAGCCGACAAAATAGCTGCTAAAGACTCAGTAGAACTAGAAGCCGTTGCCGGAGAAAAAGCTGCGATTGCTTTGAATACCGCTTATAAAAAAGCGGAAGGCGCTAAAAACTTTGCGGCGGCAAGTAGAGATAAAGAAATTGAAGATTTAAAACGACAAACAAAATTGCAGGAAGAATTATTTGAGTTTGAAAAGAAAGCATCTGATCTCAGGCTGTTAGCGGTGACTACTGGCGATTATGAGATTCAAGCTAAAACTATTTTGCTAGAAAAAGAAAAAGCAATCGCACAAGTCATAGCAGATAAAAATGAAAAGTTACGCCCAACTGGGCAATCTGCTGCGGCTATAGCGGCTATAGAAGTAGATGCACGTTCTAAAATAGCGCGAATTGAAATTGACGCATCGGCTCGTGATGTATTAAGAATTGCAAACAAAGAAAAAGAATTCCGTATTCTTGACGCGCAAAGCGTTACGTCTGCGCGACTGCATGAATTTGATATGGCTAAAATAGCGTTAGAAGATAAGCGTATTTATTTAACTGATCTTGAATACAAAAAGCAAAGCGAATTGTTGGAATTGAATAGAAGGCTGCTGGAATTGGAGCAGGAACGGCTTGCAGTTACAGACAGATACGGCGCAGGTGAGCGAGCCGATAAAGAACGTGCTCGCATAGATGAAGCAATAGGACGAGAAAAAGAGTTATCGGCAGAGCGTAACATTTCACTGGAAAACGAAGCTACGAGACAACGCAGTTTTGTGGAAGGATGGGATTACGCTTTTAGGCAATATTCAACAAATGCGTTAAATGCTTTTAAATCAGGCGAAGAAGCGTTTACGTCTTTAACAACCAACATGGAACGAGCGTTAGAGCAGTTTGTATCTACAGGCAAATTGTCGTTTAAGGATTTGGCCTCTAGCATAATCAAAGATTTAATTAGGATCCAAATGCGAGCGCAGATGACTTCCATGTTCGGAGGTCTTAAATCATTATTTGGCGGCGGAAATTCTTCTCTCGCGGCTGATATTGGCTCTGCTGGTGGCGGCGCAAATTTTGCAAGCGTAATCGCTGGCGGTTACATGGCAGACGGGGGGCCTATTGCGGCTAACACTCCCTACATGGTAGGCGAGCGCGGGCCTGAATTGATTATTCCTAAAGGAGCAGGAACAGTTATCCCAAATAATCAGCTTGCAGGAGCCATGAGCGGGCCTCAGATCACTTACAACGGTCCATACATAGCGAACATGCAAGCCATTGATACGCAGTCGGCTACGCAGTTCCTAGCGCGAAATAAGCTATCTATTTACGCTGCTAATCAATCCGCTGCGCGGTCTTTGCCCACGAGTAGATAATGAGCCTTAATCAAATACTAGCTATAGCGGAATCTGTCGGAATAAACGACCAGAGATTTATTGGTCAGGTTATCAGCCGGAATCAACGGATCAATACATCGGAGCAACTGACGGTAGTTCCTTTTGCTTTCACCATGAAGCCGATGAATTATTTGCGATATTCTGAAAGCAGGTCTTTACTTAGTAGCTTGCGAGTTCCAGATAAAGCCTTAGAACAATATCTTAACTTTAGCACTACCGGATGGAGCAACTATATCGAGTATCAAGGCGATATGAGTACAGGCCAGATTGATTCTTGTGCCTGGCAGACGTCCTCTGCGAATAACAATCTTGTGCTAGGTTCGCTGCCTTCTATTTCCAGTTCTGCGTATATCGTTAAGGTTGGTGATTTCTGTCAGGTTGGGCGGTACGCTTATATAGCCACGGCCAACGTGCAGCGAGGCGGTGGGTCAACGGTCAATATTCCGGTTCACCGTAGCTTGCTTACCCCATTGTTAAGTCCTGTTAGTGCTGTTATTGGCGAATTCGGGACGACGGTTTCTTTGGGTGGGTCGTCTTATATCGGCACTACGTTTTGCGTTATCCTTCGCAGTTATCCGACCTATACATTACTCCCAATACAGAATGATTCGTTCATTCAATGGAGCGGGGATTTTGTGGCTTTTGAATCTGTTGTTTAAAAGGAACTAACATGGCTTTTAATATATTCGCAACTGCGACAAGTGACATACCGTTATCTAATCTCGATGCTAATTTCACGATGATTGGTTCATCGGCTGCGGCCTCGACTCTTTACCCGACTGCTACGACCTCAATTACGTATGGCGGGTCTGGGACGGAACATATATTTTCAGGGGGCAAGATTACCGGCCCTTTAAACGGCACCGTAGGGGCTACGACTCCTGCTGCGGGGACGTTTAATGCGTTGACTGTATCTTCTACTCAAGGTACTCAAACTATTACCAGCACTACCGCTGCACAAGCGTCATTTCTTTTACTTAGAAATACTGCTGATTCTTCAAACAGCTATGTGTATGTACCAAATAAACAAATTGGTATTGTGCAAGCGGATACATCTGGAAGTTCTGTTGTTTATTTCAGTACGCAGAATATAGAGAGGATGCGTATCGACTCCAGCGGTAACGTGGGGATTGGGACGAGTAGTCCGAATGTTAAGTTAGAGGTTGCTGGCCCTGATACCGCTGCTGGCGCGGGTATTCGTCTTTCAAGGGCGGCAGATACAACAAACTTTTGGGACATATTTAGAGATGGTACAACCGGGATATTGAATTTCAAGCAGTATGGTGCTGCGGCATCGGCGATGGTTATCGACACCAGTGGCAATGTGGGGATTGGGACGGCCGCGCCAGTGGCTAAATTAGGTCTTGTAGGAGGAACAAGTAACGCATCTAGTCTGGCAACTGCATATTCTTTAGCGGCGTTTAACATTACGCCAAAAAGTACGTCCGGCTACTCTTTGCAATTTGGTTCTGGCCCCGGCGACTTTCCTTACATCCAGATGAGCGCGGGAGGCTTGGCTTCTGGGGACATAACAATTCAACCCTATGGCGGCAATGTGGGGATTGGGACGACGAGTCCGGGAAGTCAACTGCAAATTGGGGCAACAAACACTATTGCTGGAATTTTTGAATACACATTCAGCGGAAATGGTGTTTGTTCAAATAACACTTATGCTTCCGCTGGAGGCAGAAATGATATTTACTTTATGCGGGCAGGAAATAATGTGGGCCGCATTGAAACATCATTAACTGCGACTGCGTATTACACAACTTCTGATTACCGCCTCAAGAACAATATTTTCCCAATGACAGGAGCATTGGATAAAGTATTACAATTAAAACCAGTAACGTATAAGTGGGAAACAGATAATTCTAGTGGGCAGGGCTTTATTGCTCACGAACTACAATCTGTTGTCCCTGATTGCGTTTCTGGCGAGAAAGACGCAACTAGGGAAGAAGAATACGAAGTCACTCCAGCCGTTCCTGCGGTGGTAGATGAAGATGGTGTAGAAACAACTCCTGCGGTAGAGGCTGTGAAAGCTACTCGCACAGTTCCGTCGTATCAGGGCGTCGATACCTCATTCTTAGTCGCTACCCTTACGGCGGCAATCCAAGAACTCAAAGCCATCATCGACACGCAAGCAACCCGCATAGCCGCACTGGAAGCAAAGGCGTAATCATGTGGCAACACGACTGCCCAGAAGAAGGCAAAATTGAAGTGGGCGATAACGAGCCGTGTAGCTGGTGCGGGGAAGTGGAAGATTTAAATACCTGTTTAACCGAATTGGAAAACAAATGAACACCACATACACTATCGCACAACTTGACCGTCAAACCATTGATGGATTAGTAACCACTGCTCACTGGAGAGCAGACACTGTTGACGGTGAACATTCTGCGGGTAGCTACGGCACAGTAGGCTTTGAGCGTGGGGATACATTCACGCCTTACGATTCTTTGACAGAGGCTCAAGTCATTGCTTGGGTAAAAGACAAGTTGGATGTTGAGGCTATTGAGACAGGTCTTGCTGCACAGATTGAAGCAAAGAAGAATCCAGTAACAGCTAACGGGGTGCCGTGGTAATGAAACTTGACCTTGAGCCAAACGAAGTGCAATTTATTCTTAATATGCTTGGTGAGCTTCCTACCAAATCAGGTTGCTATCCTTTAATTGTTAAGATTCAAGAGCAAGGTAACAAACAGGTTGAGCCTCCCGCAGAATGAATAACATAGACTTTTACGGCAAGAATATTGATTGGTATAACAATGCCGACACAGTTATTGGATGGCTAAATAATTCTAGTCAAATAATTAACTGGTACAACTCTGCATCAACCAACAGCATTCGTTATGCGGATTTCGTTCGCGTAACAACGCCGGATCATGTCTATCGTTTTGCTACAACACCCGCACCCTTGCTAGTTCCTGCTGTAGACGCTTTGCCTTTTGATGCTGTAGGGCCGTTAGTCAAAGTAGGCAATGCCCAGAGAGACATTAAAAGCACCGCAAATGAAACCACGTTCACTCTGGTTGGCATAGATACGTCAATGCTTGGGTGGGTGTTGGGGCAAAATGTTAAAGGTTGCAAAATCGAAGCGTGGCATGGATTCTTCAATTCTGATTCTGAGTTAATTACTACCGGCGGTACTGGCGGTCTTTACCAATTCTTTAACGGTTACATTAACTCATTCGCCATCAACGAAGAATGGATGGAGGACATAAGACAGTATGTTGGAATCATCACGGTCAATGCTTCCTCAATTCAATTGATATTGCAAAACAGAACTGCCGGACGTTATACCAACGACAATTCATGGCAATTCTTTAATAACGGAGACAATAGCATGAACAGAGTCCCGTTTATTTCAACTATTAACTATTACTTTGGAAAAACCGGGTGATAAGACAAGCCACAAAATACGATAAAGATCAGATAAAAGAATTGATGTTGATGTTTAAGACGGAAAGCCAGATTAAGCAATACCAAGACATAGAAGAATCAGAATATTGGCACCGTTTAATAGATAACATTTTATCTGGTCAAGGAATTATATTTATAAAAGACAATATCGGGTTGATAGCTGGAATAGTTTTTCCGACAATTTGGAGCGACAAGATTTACGCATTACACGAACTTGCTTGGTATGTAAAACCAGAGTTTAGAAGCACGACCGCGGGGTATAAATTGCTTAAGGCTTATATTGACCACGGCAAGCAGTTAAAAGAATCCGGCAGAATAGCTTTCTTTACTTTATCAAAGCTGCCTAATACTAAAATTGATTACGCAAGATTTGGATTTTCCAAGATGGATGAGAACTGGATACAGTAATGTTTAAACTTTGTGCCATTCTTTTTGGGATGATGATTGCAACACCTGCTTTTGCAGTTGGATCAATCATCGCTGCTGCAATTATTGGAGCATCTACTGGCGTAGCATTTACAGTATTAGCGTTTGCAATCAACATGGTTGTATCTGCAATCATATCAAAAGCATTTGCCAGCCCACAACAATCGGCAAATGAACTTTCAGGCAGTTCACCAAACCCCGGTAACAGAACTCAAATAGCGCCAGCGACAGATAACAAACTTCCAATTGTTTACGGCGAAGCATGGGTTGGTGGAATCATTACTGACCTGAGTATTACGCAAGACAATCAAACTCTTTACTACGTAATGTCTTTGTCTGAGGTCACTTCAAATGGCACAGACACAATTACTTTTGGAGATATTTATTACGGCGGCAAGAAAGTAGTTTTTAACAATACCAACCAATACAGCGTAGATTCATTGCTCGACGAATCGACTGGTGAAAGTCAGATTATTAACGGCAATATTAAAATTTACAAGTATAGCAACGGCAGCAACAATCCGGCGAATTCCAGCGCTTCTGCAATTGCTGTAATGAATGGCGCTGGTCTTGTTTATACGTGGGATGGCAATAAGTTAATGACGAACTGCGCTTTCGCCATTATTGTTTTAACTTACAACCAAGACCAAAACATTACCGGCCTTGAGCAAACCCGCTTTCAGTTGACCAATAGCCGCCACAAGCCAGGCGATTGCTTCTACGACTATCTGACAAATACGGTATACGGTGGCGCCATTCCCGCTACGCAGATTGATACAGATAGCCTAAGCGTGTTGAATGCTTATTGCGACGAGTCATTTACTTACACCACTTATGAAGGCCCGACTGCTACGCAAACACGGTTCAGGTTTGATGGTCTTTTAGACCCGACTCGTAGCATTATGGCGAATATGCAGGACATGGCTTCTTGCTGTGATTGCTTAATTAAATACAACGAGATTATGGGAACGTGGGGAGTCATTACCCAAAAGCCTACCTACACGATTGCAATGGCGCTAGATGATAGCAACATGGTTTCTGCTATTAGCATTTCTCCGCTTGATATTGCTTCAAGTTACAACGTCATTGAGTGCAAGTTCCCCGATAATTCAAACCAAGACGCTTTCAATTCTTCTACTTTTGATCTTGCGCAAATTGACCCTGCTTTGCTTTTCCCAAATGAGCCGGTAAACAAACAGTCAGTTAGCCTTCCATTAGTTAATGATAGCGTCAGGGCGCAGTATCTTGCTAACCGGATGCTAAAAGCAGGGCGCGAAGATTTGCAGGTGCAAGTGAATACTAAGTTCACAGGCATTCAATTAGAAGCTGGCGATATTGTTACGATTACCAGCACGAACTACGGATGGGTAGCGAAAGAATTCAGGATTAACAAAGTCATAGAAGAATTTGCTGATGATGCATCTGTTACGGCTAAATTAACCGTTTCAGAGTTCAACGCGGCGGTCTACGACGATGTGAGCGTTACGCAGTTCACACCGGCACCCAATACTGGCATAGCCTCGCCTGTAGTGTTTGGATCGGTTCCTGCGCCCGTTGTTGCTGCTCAATATCCTACTGCTGAAATCCCTAGTTTTGTGTTGGCATTGACCGCAAGTTATGTGGGCATTATTCAATATGCTGAAGTCTGGTATTCAGCATTTGCAAATCCCACAACAGACCAATTATTGTTTGCAGGGACCACAGCAATTCAATCAAACGGAAATCCTTACACGCCTAATGCTGCATTGCCATCTGTATTGTTGAGCGACATTCCTTCAGGAAATTGGTATTTCTTTTCTCGGATGGTAAATAGTCTTGGTGCTTCTCATTATTCCCCTGCCAGTTCAGTATTTAATTGGCGACCACGGACGTTTCAATACACGGAACGGTATCTGTCAGTGGCTTACGCAGACAGTATTACCGGAACAGGTTTTGATCTAGACCCTCGAAACCACGACTACTACGGGTTATACAATCAAGCCAGCGAAACGCCGAGCCTTACCGCTGCTGACTATACGTGGTATCTAGCTGACCCGACTTTTGGGACTACCATTTATTTATGTTATTCAAACCGCACGACTCGCCGGTTTAGTTTCGCTACTGGTTTTGCGGCATACGCTGCGGGCACTGGGGCTTTTGTTCCGACTCAAGCTACTATATTTGACCCGACTATCTTTGCCGCGCTACCAGATGGCACTAACTTTATTGATTTAGACCATGCTACAGGACAGCTACTTTCTACTGGGACAACGACCGTAGGCACCGGAGAAATTGTGGTAACAAACAATTCTAGCGGGCAGGTTGTTGCTTCTCTAAAACAATTTCTTAATTTTGGAAACGGTATACCTACTAAAACCTCAGGCGTGGCTACTCTTACAATTGATATTTACGGTCGGGTTGTTGGGTTTGAGGCTCCCGATGATTTCTACATCACCATCCAATCATTCACCGCTACTGCTAGTCAGACCGTGTTTAGCGTGACACGAGGGACTGGTTATATAACAGACCAGTGTTTTGTATTTGAGAACGGTTGTTTGCTTGATGAATCTGAATATACAGACGCGGCAGCAACAGTAACACTTGCGGTTGGGGCAACGGTAAACAATACAATCACAGTGGTTTCATTCCGTAGCTATAACGGCACTCTTGGATATTATGCTTCGTTTACGCGCTCTACGGCGGCTTTAACAAATGACAATTCTTACCTGCCTTCACCCGTTATTCCGAGCGGATACGAATTGCTATTCATTAACGGAACGGCTTTAAATGAACAAGATTACGACATTGTATCCAGCGTCATTACTAATTTCCCGTCTTTGGTGACTGGGACATTAACCATGATTGAATGGACTGCTAATAATCTTGGGGTGCCGAATGGAAGCCCAGTAAACATAATAGCCAATACTGTTATTGGACAAACTCTTTACCCATTCAGTTATGATGTGGATGCTTTTAACTTGTATCAAAACGGCGTATTGTTAAGACAAGGAACGGATTACTCTACAGCTACCGGCACTTATGCATTAACAAATACACCAACAACAGTAACTAATATTCTTCAACAGCAGACATTTGCTAGAACAGGTGCCGCATGACAGTAGCCTTTAACCTTTCTCAACTTGCTAATAATGTAAATTCCTCCGGGCAATTGTCTTTGGCAAACGGAGTAACTAGCACTTTGCCATTAGCGAATGGTGGGACAAACAGCACAACCGCAGGCGGAGCAAGAACAAATATATCCGCTGCCGGTTCTGGTGCTGTTGGCTCATCATCTATTACAATGACAAGCGCAAGGATTTTAGGAAGAACAACCGCATCTACTGGTGCGATAGAAGAAATTACTGTCGGAAGCGGATTGTCTTTGTCTGCCGGAGCTTTGACGTCTACTTACACGGTAGACACATCTGCCGTATTAACTGCTTTGGCTGGATTGACTGCCGGAGCAATAGGTACTTTTGCTTTCTTGCAAAATAGAGGTGGAACTAGTTATAGTTTTGGTGATACTGCCGCTGGTTCTAATTTGTATCCTTCATCAAATACTCAGGTATACCAATATGGCGCATTGTCTGGGACTTGGAGATGTTTAGGATATTGTCCTAGTTTTAGCGGTGGAGGGGATGACCCCACTACATATTATTCTAGTTTATTTATTAGAATTTCTTAATACAAAATAAAACATGATTCGTGGTGCTGTCAGTAGATAGCCCATCAACCGAGAAGCGGAGAAGTCATGGCTAAGTTTTCAAAAAACACACTTACACAAGTAAGCGGTTTTGATAATCCAATTATTGCTGGTGAGTTGGTTTATAACCAACAAACATTCTGGAATCTTGTATTTTCCACGGATGGCACTCCGGTAGATTTAACGGGGGCCACAATAAATGCACAGATTATCCGCAGACAAATAAGTAACCTTAACGATACTCGTTACGGACTTACTTTCAACATTGCTGATTACGATCCCGCCCCTGATCCAGTAGATTTAACAATCGCAAATCGGGATGATGAAGCTGGTTTATTTACGCTCGTTATAACCGAATCAGCATGGGATGTTATTTCGTCCGATCCGCAGTTAAACATTGCAATCAATGACTGCGTAGCTTTTAGCGGGCGTATAAAAATTGGCTTTCCTGCTGCTGGCTCTACTCCTGCTCAAGACTCAATCATTTTCCTGCTATTCCTCGTGCGCTCGGATGGCGTGGTGAATTGAGATGGATTTGGTCATTACGAAGGGCGAGGTAAACGATATACAGGTGTCGGTTAATCAGACCGACGTATCTATTAGCCAGCCGAGTTCCATCCAAGTCGAAGTCACGCCGGTAGCTGGCACTACGATCTTGATTGACCGCGGGATGTTCGGGCCTACCGGCCCCACTGGGCCTACCGGCCCTGGCTCATCAGAACAAGGCCCGACAGGGGCAACGGGGCCAACTGGAGCTACCGGCCCAACAGGGGCTACGGGTGCTGCCTCAACCGTAACAGGGCCAACCGGCGCACAGGGAGATGTTGGGCCTACGGGGGCCACCGGTGCCGCTTCGACAGTTACAGGTCCCACAGGCCCAACGGGGGCGGCATCAACGGTTACGGGCCCAACTGGGGCCACCGGCGCAGCATCTACGGTTACCGGACCTACAGGAGCAACAGGTGCCGCCTCTACAGTGACGGGGCCGACCGGAGCTACAGGCGCAGCCTCAACCGTCACCGGACCTACCGGGCCCACAGGCGCGACAGGGGCCGCGTCAACTGTGACCGGACCTACGGGAGCCACTGGTGCAGCATCCACAGTAACAGGCCCCACAGGTGCGACCGGCGCTGCCTCGACAGTAACAGGCCCTACTGGACCGACTGGTGCGGCATCTACGGTCACAGGCCCCACAGGGCCTACAGGTTCGACTGGCGCTGCCTCAACGGTTACAGGGCCAACCGGCCCAACTGGGGCAACGGGCGATCCATCAACTGTGACGGGTCCAACAGGTCCTACAGGTGCCACAGGTGCCGCCTCGACCGTGACAGGACCAACAGGACCTACTGGTGCAACTGGGGCGGCATCCACCGTAACGGGTCCAACAGGGCCAACTGGAGCGACGGGTGCTGCTTCGACCGTGACAGGACCCACTGGGCCAACGGGTGCTACCGGTGCCGCATCTACCGTCACTGGCCCGACTGGGCCAACCGGAGAACAAGGTCCAACGGGGGCGCAAGGTGACATTGGCGCAACTGGCCCAACTGGAGATGTTGGCCCGACTGGGCCAACTGGTGATATTGGTGCTACAGGACCTACCGGAGATATGGGGCCGACTGGCTCTACAGGACCAACGGGCGCTACTGGCAGTTCATCAAGTTATTTCAACTACCGCACTCACACTGGCGCAACTAGCGGTGACCCCGGTAGCGGCCAATTGCTTTGGAACAACGCTACGCAAATATCAGCAACACAAATCAATATTAACCACATTGATGATAACAATGTTGATATTGATATATTTCTTGCACTGATTGGTGTCGGTCAAACCATAGTTATTCAAGACGAAAGCAACAGTAATAATTATCAATCATGGCAAGTTTCTGGTGCTACAAGTCACATCAGTAATTACTGGACAATTCCGGTTACGTTAAATAATTCTGCAGGAACGGGAACAAGTAATTTTCCAAACAATCACAACGTAATCTTTGCATTAACGACTGGCGTGGCTGGCCCTACTGGGCCGACCGGCGCTACGGGTCCAACGGGCGCAACGGGGGCGGCTTCAACTGTTACAGGACCCACTGGAGCAACAGGTGCTACTGGTGCTGCTTCGACAGTTACCGGTCCTACTGGACCAACAGGTGCTACCGGTGCTGCTTCAACCGTTACCGGCCCTACAGGGCCAACTGGGGCCACAGGAGCAGCATCTACTGTAACTGGGCCAACTGGCCCGACCGGTGCTACGGGTGCCGCATCAACAGTAACAGGACCGACTGGGCCTACCGGTGCGACAGGACCTACTGGCCCAACGGGTGCAACACCATCAACTCCGTTATCAACCAAGATTGCAAGTTACACTTTGCTGACCACGGATTACACCGTTCTTGGAAATGCTACTGGCGGGGCATTTAGTCTTACTTTGCCGACTGCCGTAGGTGTGTCAGGGCAAATATACGCGCTGAAGAAAACAGATAGCAGCGCAAATGCCGTTACAGTCGCAACGACTTCTTCGCAGACGATTGATGGTCAGACAACGTATTCTTTGTCTCTGCAATATCAAGGAATAATTGTCCAGTCTAACGGCGCTAACTGGTTCTTGATAGCAACAAGTCGCGCACGTAACGGAACGGCAGGAACATTCTGATGAAGATTGCTGTTTACGCCATTGCTAAAAACGAAGCAGATTTCGTTAAGAAATTCTGCGACTCTGCAAAGGGTGCTGATTTAATTTTGATTGCTGATACCGGCTCTACAGATAGAACGGTTGAACTTGCTAAAAAGTGCGGCGCTACGGTCTATGATATTTGTATTAGTCCGTGGCGATTTGATAAAGCCAGAGATGCTGCATTAGCTTTGGTGCCGCGTGATATCGATGTGTGTATCAGTCTGGATTTAGATGAAGTTTTAGAGACAGGTTGGCGAGAGGAAATCGAACGAGTATGGGTTAAAGATACTACGCGGATGCGATACAAGTTCGATTGGTCAATGGGCATTGTATTTTATTCTGAAAAAATACACGCACGACACGGCTATCACTGGCATCACCCTTGTCACGAATATCCTATGCCCGATCCTAGAACGGAGGAAGTTTGGGCGCATAGTGACAAGTTGTTAGTTAGTCATCATCCAGACCCTACTAAGTCACGCAGTCAATACTTGCCTTTGCTGGAAGTAGCAGTAGCCGAAGATAAAGATTGCCCACGCAATGCGTTTTATTACGCCAGAGAGCTTACTTTTGTGCAGCAATGGGAAAAAGCTATAGACGCATTGAAGCGGTATCTTGATTTGCCTCGCGCAACATGGGCTGACGAACGATGCTACGCAATGCGGCTGTTATCAAAGTCTTACGATGCGCTTGGTAATCCTATTGAGGCTATGAAGTGGGGAAGGATTGCTGTAGCTGAGTCACACGACACTAGAGAACCGTGGCTAGACTTATCTGTTCTCTGTTACAAACAAAAAAACTGGCTTGAGAGTTATTCGACCGCAATGAGTGCTTTAGCTATCACGCACAAGCGGCAGGTTTATACTGCTGAACCTTCGTCATGGGAAGAAAAGCCCTATGACTACGCTAGTATTGCGGCATGGAATCTTGGGTTAAACGACCAAGCATTAAGTTTATGCAAACAAGCATTAGAATTTAATCCTGTTGACGAACGATTGTTAAATAATTTGAGGTTAATAAATGGAACCGCAGTCGTTAATTAACATTATAGGAGGGGTTGCTGCATTTTTTGCGGGGTGGACAATCAACTCCATTACGCGCTCTATCGAAAAAATAGAAGATAAGTTAAATGCTGTGCCGACGAATTACGTATCAAAAGACGATTATAAAAATGATCTGCAACGTGTCTACGAAATGCTAGATAAAATATTTTCAAAACTAGATGATAAGGCCGACAAGTGAACCCGCTGTTAATATCGGGGCTTTTCTCTGCTGCTCAGTCGTTGATAGAACGGTTTTTCCCTGACCCGGAAAAGAAGGCCGCTGCTCAGTTAGAACTGCTGAAGATGCAGCAGAATGGTGATCTCGCCCAGCTTGCTGCCGAGACTGATCTTGCCAAGCTACAGATACAAACAAACGTAGAAGAAGCTAAAAGCACTAACTGGTTTGTAGCGGGGTGGAGGCCGGGTATCGGCTGGGTGTGTGGAGCAGGGCTGGCGTATGCCGCACTGATCGAACCGTTTGCTAGGTTTATAGCCAAAGTATGGTTTGGGTATACGGGCGAGTTTCCGGTCATCAGCACTGATTTAACTTTGCAGATTTTGATGGGCATGTTGGGTCTAGGGGCGATGCGGTCAGTTGAGAAAATAAAAAGTTCTGAGAGCAACAGATGAGAGAAAAATTAACTTTTGTGGTTACAACGATGGTAAGTTTTACACTGTGCGTAGTAATCGGCGGTATGGTGTTTGCCCTGTGCTTCGGCTTGTTTGACAAAGAAGTAAACAACGAAGATATATTCAAGCTCCTTGGGCCAGCGTTTCAAACCATTATCGGTGGCTTTATTGGATTGCTGGCGGGTATAAAATTTAGTAAGGACGATGATGCAAAGTAACTTTGAGCGTTCGCTGGCACTGGTGTTGCAGCACGAAGGTGGGTATGTCAATCATCCATCAGACCCCGGTGGCAGGACGAATCTAGGCGTAACCCAAAGAGTTTGGGAGGAATATGTTGGACACCCAGTTGATGAAGCCGAGATGCGAAGCCTCACCAGAGAGATGGTGGGGCCGCTGTATAAAAAGAATTACTGGGATGCTGTATGTGGTGATGTCATCCCTGCTGGTTCTGATTATCTGCTGTTTGATTTTGCTGTTAATGCTGGTTCATTCAGAGCAATTAAGACAGCCCAGAAGTCGTTAGGTATTAACGCAGACGGGGCGCTTGGCCCCATAACTACGCAGGCATTACTCACCGCAAATGCAGAAGATTTTATACGTGTGTTCTCAGCAGCTAAAGAAAATTTCTATCGCAGCCTTAATAATTTCCCTACGTTTGGCAAGGGCTGGCTTAACCGCGTTGCAGAAGCTAAAAAAACGGCTGAGGAAATGTTAGCCTAAAGTACACGCAGCGCATTTCCACCGGCGCTGCTTGCCCTTGTTTATCGGAATGAACACGCCGCCTGCGGTATTTTTGTGAGCCTGGCAGTTGGAACACCATCGTCTTTGAGTTAGCTTCTCCGCAGCGTCTGCAACTTCTTTAGCTAACGTCATTTTAGGCACTTCTTCAGCTCAACAGTCAGCCGCTCAATTCGCTGGTTGTTGTATAACACCATACTTTCCGCATAGTCTTTTGCGGTTTCTGCCATCAGCAAATCCCGCCGAGCAGTATCCAGTTCCCGCACCATGAGTTCCTCGCAAGTCGCGGGCGTATACAGTTGTCTAACCCATTCTAAGAATTTCATCTCATTTCCTCAGTGTTATGTATTCAACTACTACGACAATGATACCGACCACCAGCAGGCCAAGCACAGGCGAGAACTCTACGAAAAGGTCAGCCACCGTTTTTCTCCTTGAGTTTTGCTTGCACTTGCATGACTAACTCCCAACTGTCGCGATCGTCTATGCGCTCCCATATTTCAGTGGCTTCGTCGTGCGTCAGGTCAACCCAATTTTGCTTGGCTTCAATTCGTTTAATGCCGCTCAAAATGCTTTCCAGCATTTCGTCTTTATTCATACATCCTCCCCAATCCTAAGTTTTACTTCCTCAGCCTTCTCCAAAATCTTTCTTATCTCAGCACCGTCGGCAAAGTTCTGCAAAGGCCAGCAATTCAGCCCGCGTTTGAGACATGCAACAACTGCTGGTGTCAGTTCAATTTTCATTTTGTTGCCTTCCTTAACTTGATAAAAACTTTTCTTTTATAGTCCCGTTGCCGCCGAATCAGTTCCAGCCGCTGGCCGCAAACGCCCGTAGCCATTGCTTTGTCCAACCTGCGTTGGAATATCTTCAGGTCATGCTCAACCTCTTGCAGATAAGTCATCCCGGTTTCCGACACTTCTTCTGCTGGAACCCAAAACGATATTTTCCTCGCTCCGCGCACTACGTGAATTTGCGGCAGCAACGCGTCCATAAAATTATTCATTAAACAACTCCTTCAAAATTGGCGCACGTTTTACATCCCGTAATTTTCTCAAAGCCTTCCCTTCGATCGCCCTGATTCTTTCTTTCGATAATCCGTGATGATTCCCGACTTCTTGTAACGTTGAATCATTAACAAATCGTTGCTGCAAAACGTCTTTTTCTCGCGGCTTGAGAGTTCCTAAAACCTCATTCACAATTGCTGCCGTTTCTGCCGCCAGCAAAGAATCCTCTGGAGATGGTAGGTAGTCGGTTTTGTCTTTTTGCTCCAACAAGTGCTGCACGAGGTTTGCATCTATAGCCCGCTCACCGCTGTTGGTTTTGAGTTTGATGGTCAACTGCTGCTCAGTCCAAAGATCGGTGGGTGCCGCTCCTAGCACTTCCATAACCAGCTTTGCATTCCTCGAGAATTCCCCGAACGTTGATATTGGCGCTTCTCGCATTGCTACCAGGTTGTTAATCCTGCCCATGCCAAGCCCGCAAGCCCGCTCGAATTCGGCAACCGAAACGTAACCTTGTGCCTCGATTGCCGACAAAAGCAGATTATTGCGGACGCTAACTTTTAACCTAAACTCTTTCATTGCTGCGCTTCCAAATCCGATATTGCTTCTTCCTCGGTTTTGCCCCAACCAACTGGGTCGCCTTCGT